TCAAGCGACGCTGGCGCGCTGCCGCGGCGAGGTCGGCAATGCGACGTAGATGCGAGCCGCAGGGAAGTGCAGTCGCCCCGCCTCCAGTTGCTCCTCATCGGTGGCCCACTCCTTCCTCGGCGCGCGCCCGGCGGTCGGGTCGAGCGGAATGCCGTGCAGCGCCGATCTCCAGTCGAGCCCAGGCTTCCACAGAAGCAGCGCATCGCGAGCCACCTGCTCGCCATCGAGCATGGTGCTCCCACTCATATAGTCCCGGTGATCCACGAAAGTGATCTTGCGCAGCGGTCCGATCACCGGGCTGATCACCTTGCCGATGCCGGGAAGAAGACTGCTGCCGAGGTAGGGCCGACCGTCCAGCGTGACCGGACCGGCCCATTCCATGCGCGACTGCATGATCAGGTCCACGTCGCCGCATTCGAGGGCTCCCCGCGCGTAGCTCCCGAAGACCCAGATCGCATCGACCCGCACGAGCACCGGACCGCGCACATCGATGCCGAACAGCAAGCTATTGTTTCGCTCGACCACGCGCTCGGGCGTCACATCGACACGCGCCAGGAGCCGCTCCAGGCGCCGGGTGAGAACCGCCCGGGGAATGCGCTCCGGCATCGGCCGTGCGCCGTCCGCCGCATCCCCGGCCGCCTGCATCTGGCCCCTCGCGCTCATGGCCGTCCCCGCTGGCCAACGATGCGATAGACCGTGGAGCGCGCCAGCCCGAACAGCTGCATCAGGTCCTTGATGTTCCGACCGTTGAACATCTCGCGCACGCGTTCATCGCGCGCCGACTTGTCCGGCGCCGGCACGTAAACATCGTCGCCACCGAACCGCGCCCGCATGCCCTGCACGATCTCGTGAGCGATGGCGCTGGCCCACGGCTCCTGGAACGCCAGGTCATCGCGCAGGATCTCTGTCATGTCGAACACCCATTGCGTGGCGGCATCGGCCTTGATCTCGTGGGCATCGGGACGGGGTTGCTGCTGATGCTGGAAGGTTTGTTGGCTCACAGGCGGCTGCTCCAAGAATCACTGACGATGAAAGAGTTCGGGACGATCGGCCGGACGGCGACTGGCCGGGCGGTAGGTGGTGGCGCTGGCGGAGGTGGTGCCGCGGCCACCGCGCTCGGTTGTGCAGACGTCTGCACTGACGCCGGATCGCCCACCGCAATCGGCGTGGGCACCCCACCGCCGGCGAACAGGTCCGGCTCCAGCCCAGCTTCCAGCCTCGCCCACAGCTTGTCGCTGAGCGTGTGCAGCCCGAGCATCTGCGCGCAGAACAGCGCGTAGACCGTGCAGTCGAGCTTCTCGTTGCGCTTGCCCGCCGGCTTCAGCCAGCGGTGCTCCTCGCCACGGCCGGTCTTCACCGGCATCCGGCTCTCAGCCGTCAGCTGGTCGTAGAACTCGGCCGTCAGCTCGCGCGCGAAGTGCACATAGCCCGGTCCGGGCCGGCTGACCTGCAGGCGGCCGTACAGCAGATCCTTCGCGGTGTCGGTGCCCACGTGCCACAGCCGTACGCCCTTGCGTATCGTCTTGCCGCGTTCGTTCACGTCGACCAGCACGCTCGCGCTCTTGATCGGCCGTCCCAGCCGCGTCTCGCCCTTCACCGCGTACAGGTTCTGATTCGGCCGGTTGCGGACGAACACGTAGCACTGGTGGGTGAAGTGCCCGCCGGTGTCGACCGCCACTGCGTCGGCCGACATCTCTACGCCGCACACGTGTCGGTAGGTCGCCTTGATCGCCGGATCCAGCTTCAGATCCCACTCGCGCTGGTCGGCGGGGTTGCCGTAGATGACCAGGTCATCCACCACCCACATCTCCTCGCCCCGCCCGAAGCCCCACACCACCAGCTCCCAGCGGTCGCCCTGCACGTCCACGCCGATCGCGAGCTTCACGGCGCCGCGCGGCACGGTGCGCAGCGGATGCCCGTGCTTGCCGCGCAGCGCAAGCTGGCTGGCGTCGGTCTTCTCCAGCTCCTGCTCGTAGGTCTCGCCGCGCGTGGTGTTGATGAAGGTTTTGAGGTCGCTGTCATCGCCGGCCTGAGCCTTCTTCGCCGCGGTCAGCCAGTCGCGCACGATGCTCACCCAGGTCGCCTGCGGGCTGTACGCGGTCCAGCAGAAGAACGCCACGTGCTTAGGCGGGCTGACTTCTTCGTCGGCCGCGTTCCTGAAGCGGAGCTGGACCGGATCGCGTTCGTCGATCCACAGCCCGTCCTGGGCCTTCCAGCGGCCCTTCCACGCGGCGAGGTACTCGGCCTGGGTGATGCAGACGCCGCAGTGCGGGCAGACGTGACCGACAGTCTCCGGATCACCGTCGGTCCACTTGAACCCGTGCTGCGCTTCCTTGCCGCCCCAGTCGAGCGTGTGTTCCTCATCGCAGTGCGGGCACCGAATGAAGTACTGGAAGCGCACGTCGGCCTGCTGCTCGCGATCCTCGATCAGGCTGAAGCCCTTGAGCTTCGGCGTGCTGCCCGCCACCGACTTCGGGAAGGTCGCGCCCTCGATGCGCTTGTCGCCCAATCTGAACGCGCTGCCCTCCTTCTCAATGTCGCGGTCGAAGCCATCCGTCTCGTCGTAGTAGACGCAGTCGACGGTGATGCGGCGATAGTTCTTCGCGGCCTTGCCGCCGCGCAGGTGGAGCTGACAGCCGAGGAACCGCTTCTTCTTGATCGTGTTGTCCTTGGACTTGCGGTTGAACTTCGGGAACACGCGGCGCATGACCTTCACGTCCCGCAGCATCGGCTCCAGCTCGGTGGTGACGAAGTCATCGCGGTCCTCGTCGGTCGGTTGGTACACCGCCTGGTTGCGACGCTTGTGTTCCGCGAAGTAGCCGATGGCTGCCAGGAAGATCTTGGTGTACCCGGTGCGCGCAGACTTCCGCCAGGTCACGTGCGTGATCTCGTCGTGGCCGATGCAGTCGGCAATGGCGACCTGGTACGGATAGGCCTCCCAGCGGCCCTGCTCGTAGCTGCTTTCCTCCGACAGGTAGAAGTGCTCGGCCATCCACGCGGACAAGCGGATGGGTGTCGGGGCTTCGAGCGGGCGCAGGCCACGGCGCAGCGCGGCGTTGATCTCGTCGCGCTGCTCGGTGCCGAGATCCGCGAGCGACATCGGGCGCTCCAGCTCGATCACGTGGGTCATGTCGTTCAAGCTTCGTCCTCCTCTTCGGGTTCTTCTTCTGCGTCCGCCAGCGTCATCGCCGCGGCGCGGTTGCGGGCCTTGGAGACCTCCTCGTCGAGGATGCGCAGCGCCTCGCCGGGCAAGTCGACGCGGCGGCGCACGCGCGGCACCAGCGCCTGCAGCAGGCTGCCCACGTCGCCGGCCATCTTGGCGAGCACCAGCTCGAGCACCGACACCGGCGCGAGCTCGCGGCGATTCACCGCGTTGTCCATCGCGACGCGGTCGGCCTGCTCGCGGGCGAGGCGTGCGCGTTCGCGCGCCAGCTCGCCGTCCGCACCGCGGCCCGCGGCCTGCTCGCGCAGGTGCTTCGTGTACGCGCGCAGCCAGGTCGCCGCCGGCTGGCCGGCCAGCAAGATGCCGCGCGTCATCAGGTCGCTGACGACGGGTTGGCTCACGCCGACCAAGTCGCCGAACTGCTCCTGCGTCACTGGCAAAGACAGCATGTCCTGTGGATCTCCCATGGATATAACCCCCTTAGGAACGCCCGGAAACTAGAGTGCAAACGGGGTTCGAATTACCCTTGACCGACCTGTCCCGGGAGGACCCGATGAGGGGGGTGGGGGGTGGGGTCGAGGCCCTCGCCGACCGGGGTGCGAAGGTCATGCGCCCTGCCCTCCCGCCGCGAGCCCGAGCTTCGCGAGCTGACGTTGCATGCGCTGCTCGTAGTGCGACTTGAAGCGCGCATCGATCACGCGCTGTGCGGTGCCGACGAAGTCGAAGCGCTTGCCATACCGCGTGCCGTTGACGAAGAGGAGCACCGGCTTCACCGCACTGCCCGCACTGAAGCGGTACCGCGCCCACACGCCACGCCGCAGGTGCTGCATCTTGTCGCCGTGCTTCCACGAGCCACGGCCCTGCCGCGACTCGCCCCCGTGCGCGACGAAGTACTCGACCTTGCTGCGCTTGGCCTTCGAGCGCTTGCTGTTCGTGGCATTCGCATCGGAGCCCGCGAGGTTGAAGGCCTGCAGGTGGCTCAGGATCTGCACGATCTGCCCGCGCCCCACGTTGCCGTAGGCATCGAGCTTGGCCGCCGCACCCGGCACCGCGCGCTCGTTCTTGCGCATCAGCCCGGCCTGCACGAGGATCTCCTCGAAGCGCTTCAGCGGCCGGCTGCCGCCCTCGATCTGCGGGATCAGGTAATGCGCCCGCGACGTGCCGTCCTTCAGCCACACCATCGCCTGCAGCTTGGTCCGGCTCGCGAAGGTGGTGCGCAACGCACGCAGCGTGAACGCGGTCGGGTTGTCGAAGCTCGCGCGGATCTCCGCCACCTGCGCGTCACGCACCTCGCGCGTGGTGTCGTTGATGGCCTGCGCCATCACGTTCGGGTGCTCCTGCTGCAGCTCGCCGAACGCCTTCGCGATCTGCGCCGCATCGAAGCGGATGTTCATCGTCAGCATGTGGTGCCCCCTCAGTCCAGGCCGCCGCCGCGCTGCACCCGGCCGATGCTCTTGGCCGGCGCCGGACCATCCCAATCCGTGAAGCGCTGGAAGGCACCGTCGAAGGTGAAGTTCAGCGTGTCGGTCGGGCCGTTCTTGTGCTTGACCACGTGCAGCTCGGCGTGGAACTTGTTCGCCTCGGTCGGGTTGCGCCGGTGCTCGCGGTGGAGCAGCCCGATCAGATCGGCCGCGCCTTCGATGTCGCCGCTGTCGCGCAGGTCGCTCATCTGCGGCGGCCCGGTGCGCTTGTCGGCCTCGCGGTTCATCTGCGACAGCAAGATGATCCAGACGCCGAACTCTTTCGCCGCGCGCTTCAGGCCGTTGGCGATCTTCCCCAGCTCCTGATTCCGGTTGCTGCCGTCGCCCTCCATCAGCTGCAGGTAGTCGATGACGACCATGCTCAGCGTCTTGCGCCGACGCTTCACCTGCTGGATCTTGCGGCGCACGTCCATGATGCTCAGCGCCGCCTGGTCGTCCATCGAAATGTGCAGCTTGCCCAGCGCCTCGACGCCCTCCGTCACGCCCTCCCACATGCTCTCCGGTGCGCGCTGCGGATTGCGCAGGTCGGCGAGGTTCACGCGGCCTGCTGCCGCCACGTGCCGGGCCGTCAGCGAGTTCAGGCTGTCTTCCTGCGTCAGCATGAGCACGTGATGCTTGCGGCCGACGTTGCGGCTGAGCGTGAGGACCATGCCGGTCTTGCCCATGCTCGGTCTGGCGCCGATCACCCACAGCTCACCGGGCCGACCGCCGCCCGCAGTGCAGTGGTCCAGGTCTCTCAGCCCGGTCTGGACGGTCGTTTCCGCACCGTCGTAGCGCTTCTGCAGGTCGTCGAGGTAGCTCACGACGAGTTCGCTGATGTCGCGCGGTTCGTTGCGCTCGGCGACCGCATTCAGCGCCAGCAGCTTCGTGATCATCTGGTCGATCACCTCGTCGACCGGGCGCGGCTTGCCGTCGGCACCGTGAGCGCCACGCGAGATCTCGTCGGCGACGGCCGAGCCCATCCGCATGACTTCCCGCTCGCGCCAGCGCTCGACGAGCAGCTCGGCATGGCGTTGCGCCGCCCGGCCGCTCGTCACGCAGGACAGCAGCTGGTTCAGGTACACCATGCTGTGGTCGCCCTTGTCGTGGACGGTCACGAGGTCGGCCAGCTTGCCGGCGATCAGCAGCTCGCTGATGGTCTCGTAGATCGCGCGGTGGTCGGTCTGGTAGAAGTGCTCGGGCTTGAGGATCGTGCTGACCGTCTCGAAGGCCTGGTTGTCGAAGAGCAAGGCGCCCAGCACCGCGTGCTCGGCCTCCTCGCTGTGGGGTGCGCTGTGGGGGACGTTGAAGGGGTCGGGACGGCGGCTCATGCGGGGGCTCCGGGGTCGTGGTTGTCGTCGTGGCGGTCGTGGTGGGCTGGGTCACCCTGGTGGTGGGCTCGGTCCACCTGCTGGCTCTGCTCGCGCTGCATCACGGCCAGCGCCTGCAGGCCTTGCGTCGTGAGCTGGGCGCCCTCGCCCGGCTTGAGGAACCACAGCCGGAACCAGTTGTCGCGGACGCTGTTGCGGAAGGTCTGACGCCAGTCGCGTTGCCGCTTGCCCTCGGCCCGTCGAGCCTTGAACTCGCGCCAGTGCAGCAGCAGGATGTCGCGGTCGATGCCGACGGTCTGGCAGTAGTCGAAGACCGGGTCGGTGTCGGGAATCGGGCGCTCGCCCTTCTGCCGGCACTCGGCGATGAAGGTGGCCAGGCTCACCAACGGCTTCTGCCTCGACTGCCGGGTTTCATCCGGACCATCGATCCCGAGGTCTTCAGCCCCTTCAGGGGGTTGGGGGTTAGTCTTTTGTATTGGTTCTCTTATGGTTAGGGGGCACGACGTGCCGGTCTGACCGGCACCTGGTGCCGGTTGGGGGGCACCACGTGCCGGTTGGGCGGCATCTGGTGCCGGTCCGAATGCTCCTCTCGCATGCACCTGGGCGGCACGTCGTGCCGGTTGACCTGCACCAGGTGCCGCTTGACCGGCACGTGGTGCCGCCTTGGGGTGGATTCCGGGGGCTTCGGGAGCTTGTGGAAAGCCCGCGAAGGCGGCACGTGGTGCCGGTTGGTGCCCGGGGGTCCACCGAGGGCCGCGAGCGGCGCCGGTCGGGGTGGAAGTCGAGGTTGCAGTCGAGGGAGAAGCGCCGTCCTCGACGGCATGGATGTCCTGCGCCGCGTAGTGGCCCGGCGTGAGCGTGTAGACGTTCGAGCGCATCTCGCCGGGGCTCACCCGCAGCAGGCGAGCCTCCTCCAGCCAGCGGATGGCGTTGCGCACCGCGCGCTCGCTCAGGCACGTGCGCAACGCGATCGTCTCGACCTTGGGCCAGCAGAAGCCCTGATCGTTGGCCTGGTCGGCCAGGCTGATCAGGACCGCCTTGGGTGTCGGCGGCATGCGCAGTGGCCAGCAGTCGGCCATCAGGCGCGTACTCATCGGGCAACACCCTTCCCTTGCAGCCGTTCAGGCCGCAATGCGTTTGCTTCAGTCATCGTGTGGGGCGGGCGTCAGGCCCGCAGATTGGAGGCGTGAGCCAGTCGGCCCTCGCGCTGGATGTGGTCGCTCTGGCAGTCGTGATCGCAGTAGCGCGCGACCGGCTCGCAGCGTTCGTCGCAGTTGGCGCAGGTGCCCAGCGGCATCGCCACCAGTGCACGCGCCTGGGCCTCCTGTTCGGCGCGCAGGCGCTGGCGGACCAGGGCCGCCTGCAGGTACGCGGCTTCACTGACGCTGACCAGGTCGTCCTCTCCGGCGCGCTCCAGCGTGTCGCGGCCGTCATGCACGGTGATTGGGCCGGCGCGCATCAGCACACCTCCCGGAACGTCTTCGGTCGGCTGCGTTCATTGCGCAGCCTCAGGGTGGTCAGCACCGCCTGGATGGCAGCGACGAGCTCGGTAGCTTCGGTGTCGACACGGCGCAGTTCGTTGTCGGAGACGGCGCCATCGGCCGTCACCTCGCTGACCTCGCTGATCAGCTCGGCGAACTCACGAGCCACGCGCGTCACGCTCTGGAACGTGTCGTCGTCATCGCTGTCCGAGCACGCCGGCAGCGGCACCACCATGCAGTGGCACGCCATCGCGAAGGCGTTCAGGATGCTGTGGTTCTTCGTCAGCAGGGTGAGCTTGAGCGCGTCAGCCAGGCCGAGCTTGGCGGTCGTGTAGTTGGGATCGACCTCGTGGTTCAGCGTCGACGTGCTCTTGCCGAGCAGTGGCGCGAGTGCCGATGTGCCGCCCGGGTGGTCGTGCACGAGGTTGAAGGCTGCGGTTTGGACATTCATGGCATGGGCCGTTTGAAGGGGCTATGGATGGACCGCGCACTGGTAGCCATACTGCGCACCAATGAGCGCACGAGAAAGAAACTGATGAGCGAGAAGAAGCCGGAGGGGCTAAGCGTGGAAATGGTGTTCGCGCAGGTGGGCGTGGAGTTCACCGAGATCGCGTCGCCGATGGGGCCGCTGGGGGCGCTGCAGGTGACGCTGACCGCACCAGCAGGCCAGCCCCCTGCCACACTGGTACTCGGCGTACCGGCTGCGCGCCAGCTCGCAGCAGCGCTGCGAGAAGCGCTGTCTCTTCACACTGCCCGGCCGCCCTCGCGTCCTGAAGGACTGCAGTAGCTTCGGTGCGGGTCAGCATGGTTGGCCCTCGCGACGAACGGCCTGCACCTCACCAGCGCGCATTGAAGCCCGAAGGGCCACAAAACGGTGGAGCGCATCGACACGATCCACGTCGCGGACAAGGTCCTCGACCGGGACGGCACCCGAGGTCTCCAGTTCGATCCGAAGAGCGAGTTCCAATGAAGGCTGCCGGGCGCCGTATGCGACCAGACGTAGATACGACCAGGACGAACCGCAAGCGCGGGCAAGGCGCAGGCGCCGTTCGTCTTCCTTCAGGTCTCGCAGGTAGTTCTTGAGAAGCATGCCCCAAGGATAACCATATGGTTATCGCAAAGCAATAGCCACATGGGGACTTACCAAAAGGTTACTCCATTGGTCAAATCCGCGCCGTGACGAAACACGACACCCGCCTCACCAAGCTGCAGCAGTTGATCAACGAGCGCTACGGCGGGAACACCGCCGCGTTCGCGGACTTCATCGGCAAGAAGCGGCCGCAGATCTATCGACTCTTTTCCGACGGAAAGAGCCAGCGCAACGTCGGCGAGGATCTGGCGCGCGAGATCGAGCAGAAGCACAACCTGCCGGTTGGCTGGATGGATGCCGCGGACGAACCCCCGACCTCCGGGGCCGGGTTTCTGGATCGCCTCATCGCACTGCAAAAGGGGTACCTGGCCCTCCCAGAACCCGAGCGCCAGATGATCGACACCTACCTGCGTGAGCACCCGATGCTGTCGGAGGCTCTCAAGGCGAACACCTCCGACAAAGGCCAAGGCCGTCGATGACCGATCGGATCTTTGATCTGGGCGCCTTTGAGGTCGCCCTTGGCCCGTCCGACCCCCTTTCCGAACTGCTGCAAGCCATCAGAGGCTCGGGGGAGCCACACCCTACGACCTTGGAAGATGTCGAGCTGCTCCTGGTCAATCACTTTCCACAGAGCGCCACTCGGCGCCATCTGTGGGACGCGCTGCTGGAACTGCACGGCCGACTCCTGCGTGGCGGACTCAATCGCCGCCAATGGCTCGGCGGCACTTTCGTCAGCCCGAGCACTGAGCCCGAGAGCCTTGTCGCCGTGACGCACCTTGATCACGCCGATATCGCGGACGTGGAACGCCTGCCGGCGGACATCCAAGCAGGCCTGCTCAACAGCGAGCAGTGGCACAGCAACGATGCCGAGGCGAGCCTCATTCACGGCTGCGTGATCGACCTTCCCGACGATCACCCCCACGCCTCGCACATGAGGGTCGTACGCGGGTACTGGGAGAGTCGGCTTGGGTTGAGGCAGGCGGCTCGCCCATACCAGCATGTCCTGGAAATCGAGGTCGCAGCAGGAGGCATTGATGGCACGCTTCAGTAGTACCGGATGGCGAGACATCAGCCCCGAGGCGGCAACCAAAAAGGCTGCTCGCCTACGGGATCTTCTACTTCAGGCGGACGATGCGCTCGCCGCGCAACGCACAGTGATCGAGGCCGACGGCGCACGCCTCGCTTGGCAGCTTTCACTGCGTGCGCTCGAGGCCGATCGCGACCAACTCCAGAGAGAGCTGTTCGGCCTGCTCAAGCATCGAGAGCACGAGACCGTTGAGTTCACGCTCGAAGGTCATCGCTACGCCGACCAGTACGCGGACCTTCTTGCGATCGGGCAGATTTCCAGCGCCCTCGCCGAGCTGTATGTGCGTATCGGCCAATCCACCGTCGGGCGCCCTGCCAGGCACCTTCCGTCAGCGCTGAAACGCCAGTTCAACATGGCCGCCCGCCCCAGCTCGGCACGGAGCACGTTTGGCATGACGCTGCTGATCCAAACGGACAGCGACTTGCTTGGCGACGATCCCAGGCGCATAGCCCTTGATCGCCTACTTCGACTGACAAACTCGGCCGATATCTCTCAGAGCGCGGCCGAGCACGGCACATGGGCGATCAAGAAGTACAGAGACCTGGTCCACACGCTCATCGAAGCCCAGGCCGCGCCGCAGCTGCAATGGACCACTCCCTACGGCGAGCCGCAGAGTTGGAGTGCCAGCGACTCCCAACTTTTCACTCTGGAGAACCGCCTCGCGCAGCTGAAGGAGGAGGAGGTTTCGCTTCATGAAGTCACCGGCCTCCTCGCGGAGGCCAGCCTCGTTCGTCATACCTTCGGCGTGACGAGCGACGGCCGCATCATCAAAGGCAAGGTACCGCCGCAGCTGGCGGACGCGGTGCAAAAAGCCTTCGGACATCAGGTCATCGCCACCTACGAAGAGCGGCGCGTACGCGACGACTTGACGCAAGAGGACCGAAAGTCCGTCTCCCTCGTCGACGTTCGCGCGGCGTGAGATGGGTCTGACCGTACAGCAGATCACGCCCAACGCCCCTACCGCAACACTTGACTGCGATCGAATGGACATCTTTAGGCTACTCAACTAACCATTTGGTTATTGACAACAGATAACCATATGGTTATCGTGGCGCTCACCTTGTTTGGAGACCGCCATGCCTGGACAGTCATTCGCCCCGCGCAGCTACCGCTGCCACTACCACCCCAAAGACCGCAACGGCTTCCCCGCCGCCTGCGACACGGGCGTCCTGCCCTTCGTGCAGGTCAAGGCCCGCGACGCTGAGCACGCGCAGCGCGTCGCCCACGACCTGACCGGCTGCTCGATCAGCAACGTCGAACGCCTCGACGAGGTGGCCGCATGAACGCGAGCCACGCGCACTTCCCCCTTGAAGCCTGGGCCGACCGCAATCCGCGCGTCCGCTGGCCCCTCATCTACCTGCTGCTGCTCCTGCTCTGGGGCTTCGGCGGCTGGATCGCGCCCACCGACTTCTGAGCCCGCGTCCTCGCCGGCTCTCTTCACTGGAGACTTCATGAACGCCACCGCACAGGCGGAGTCGCTCCTCGTCGCGTCCGCAGCCATGCAGACCGAGCGCCCCTTCGCTCGACCGCCCGAACACCCGCTCCAGGGCGGATTCACCGACGCCGCTGCGGCGCAGCGCGGCGCCGACCGCGCTACTGCCGCGCGCCTGACCTACGAAGCCCGCCTCGAGCGGGAGCGCAAGCTGCGCGATCGCCTGTTGCACCAGGTCGCGATCGCACGTAGCGAGGGCCGTGCAGAAGGTGCCACTCATGCGCTCGCCCAACGCCAGGTCGGCTTCCTCTCCGGCCTGCATTGGGGTCTCGCATTTGGCTTTCCCATCGGTGGCGTGTTCTTCACCGCCGTCGTCTGGATCGGCATGCACTGGAAGGCGCTCGCATGACGCCCGCCGCCCCTGCCGCCAACGGGATCCAGGTCCCGCCGGAGCGCGGCTGCGTGCTCTGCCGCTACGGCGCGTTCAACTCTGCCGGCGAGCGCACCTGCACCTGTCCTGACGCTGGGCTTCCCGCGCCTACGTCGGTTGTGCTGGTGCGCGACGCCCGCGGCGCATGCGGCCCTGAAGCGCGCTTCCTCGACTTTCCCGGCCTGCACAGCTGACCGCGGCAGCGCCCTCGCCCACCTACCCAAGAGTCCTCATGACCTGGATCACCACCGCCACAGGCACCGAGGTGTCGCTGCAGCATCCGCAGCCCGGCACCATCAACCTGCGCACCATCGCGCACCACCTCAGCCTCATCAACCGCTTCACCGGCGCCACCTGCCGGCCGTACAGCGTCGCCGAGCACTCGCTGCTCGTCTGCAAGATCGCCGAGATCGAGTTCCAGCTCGACGTGCACGGGCTGTTCGCCGCGCTCATGCACGACGCCCATGAGGCCTTCGTCAACGACCTCGCCACGCCGGTGAAGGATGAAATGGGCGCGCCCTGGCACACGCTGGAAAGCCGATTCACCCGCGTCATCCGCAACAGCTTCGCGCTCAACGTCGCGAGCACCACCCACGCCAAGGCGATCAAGCAGGCCGACCTGATCGCGCTGGCCACCGAGCGCGCCCAGCTCCTGCCTGCATCCGCCACGCCGTGGCCCGTGCTCGCTGGCGTAAAGCCTGTGACCTGGGTGAACCTGATGTCGCCCGCGTGCCGCAACACGCCGTGGACCACCTGGCGCAACGCCTTCATCGAGCGAGCCGACTCGCTCGACTTCCAACGTCAGCAGTTCGCGCAGCAGCTCGGCCGCTGAGCACCAACTTCGATGATCACCATGGAAACCATCCAAGACATCGCCCTCGACCAGTTGCACGAGAGCCCGTTCAATCCGCGCCGCACCTTCAGTGGCATCGACGACCTGGCCGCGAACATCGTCGCTGAAGGCCGCATCCACCAGCCGATCCTTGTTCGCCCACGGCGGGACGGCGCCGGCTTCGAGATCGTCTTCGGGCACCGGCGTGTCCGGGCCGCTCGTTTCATCGACCTCGCGAGCGCGCCGTGCATGGTGCGCGACATGACCGATGCGCAGTCCCGCAGCGCACAGGTTGCGGAGAACCTGCAGCGCGTCGACGTGCATCCGCTCGAAGAAGCAGAGGGCTTCCTGTCGATGATGCAGAACGACGGCCTGTCCGCAGAGGACCTCATTGCGAAGTTCGGCAAGAGCCGCACCCACATCTACAACCGCTTGAAACTGCTCGACGCGGGCCCGGCGCTGCGTGAGGCGTACCTGGCCAACGAGTTCGGCACCGAGGCGGCGCAGCTCATCGCGCGCCTGCCGTCGATCGGCTACCAGGAGAAGGCGCTGGAGTACATCCGGCAGGACGCCCAGGCCCGGCTCGCTGCCGGCGGCAAAGCCAGCCACCGCAGCATCCAGGCGCTGCTCAGCGAGAAGTTCTCGCTGGACCTGCACAACGCCATCTTCGACATCGCCGACGCCGAGTTGCTGCCGGACGCCGGTAGCTGCACCGACTGCTGGAAGCGCTCGGGCAACGCGCCCGAGTTCGCGGACATTGTCGAACTCGACAGCAAGGTCGACCGGACTTCCGGCCCCGTGCGTGGCGGTGCAGACGTCTGCACTGACCCGGACTGCTTCGCCGAGAAGAAGCGAGTCCACCTGATTCGGGTCGTTCCCCGCGCCCCCAAAGCCGCTGCGGCGACTGCGCCGAGCCCGACCGAGACCCAACCGGCCGAGCCGCATGCCGAGCCAGTCGTCGCAGTGGGCGCAACTTCGCACGATGAGACGCACGAGGAGCCAGGATCGACCGTGGACTCGGCAGCCAGCAGCACTGACGGAGATCAAGGGCCACAGATCGCGGCACGGACGATCAAGCCGGCTCGCGCACAGAGGCGCAAGGCGATCGACGAGGACGCCACGCCCTCGATCCTCGCGAGCCGCAGCCGACTCAACCTACTCAAGCGCGTGCGCGAGCGAGCCCTCGCCACCGAGCGCAGCGCATTCGACCTGCGACTGGTCGCCAAGTTCGTCTGCGAGTCCATCGCATGGCGGCATCGCGCCACCCTCGAAGGCCTGTACGACTGCGGCGTCGGCAATCTGGCATCGCGCATCGACGGGCTGCAGCCATCGGAAATCGCGCTCTTCCTCCTCGACTGCGCGCTAGCCGCCAACGTGATGGTGGGGGAAAACGATGCAGAGGAGCAGCCCTCGTACCTCCTGGCCGCGGCCGAGCACTACCTCTCCACTCAAACACTGCCGACGCAGTCCACCACGTGACCCGATACCAACAGCCCAGCAGAGAGCAAATGAGCAAACTCGATCCGATCTACCTCGACCTTCCAGACGTTGCCGCCTTCACCTCGCTGTCCGAGTCAACGGTGGAAAAGCTCGTCCGCGAGGACGCCTTTCCGAAGCCACGGCTTCTCTCCGGCAGGCGTGTCGCGTGGCTGGTGCGCGAGGTGACCGCCTGGTGTGAAGAGCGGCCGGTGTCCAACCTCCTGCCGCCGCCGTTCACGGGCCGCCGCAAGACAGGTATGGCGTCACAAGCCCTTCGAGGTGCGTAGCTTTTACGGGCAGCGCGGCTTGTAGCTCAGAGTTACACCGAGCATAGCCGCGCCGTCCGGCCGAACGCCGCATCTGCCGTCAGCCATGTTCTGTTGAACGCCCGCTCTCACGAGCGGCGAACTGCAGATGTCGACCCGAAGCGGGTCCTCGCTAGTGACGACTGGTCGTCCCAAAGCTGACTACGGCGCTCAGTTTTGCCCTAGGTGTAGCGACTTCCCCGAGCGACGCGCCGGGCAACCAATCCGTACGTCCTACGTAATGCCTCGATCATTTAGTTGCGTCTATCCATGGGAATGTCAAGGCATCAGTAGCAGCCGTATTCCTTAGATCATCGGTCCAAGGGATGCCGATTTTATTGAAGTTGCTTTCAACGCCGTTGAGATAATCGGACAACGCGACGCGCTGCCCGGATTCTTGGGCGTTTTTTGCCGCCGCCTTATTTAGACCATAAATAATACCGAAGGCGGCACAGCCCCCTGCGGCTGTGCCAGCCGCCCACTTTGAGAACTTCCATAGCACTTGCCCATACTTATTGTTTTCAATGAAATCTTGTACTTTTGAGAGGGAGCTTGCATCTTGGATATCCGGACCACTAGCAACGCTCCGCACGCCTACGTCGTCTTCAACTTCAGCGTTAAGCGCCTGGAATTCAGCCGCTTCCGCCTCCGCCTGTTCAAATAGGTTGGCAACACCGTCCAAAATTTCGAAATCATCCATTTTGTCATTTCCCTGATTCGTGAGTTATCGATGCGACTATAGACTTATAGTCAACCCGCCGTGTGTAAAACTAGCTTTCGCCGTTGATTTCACTTCACGCGCCCTGTGTGCCAGCTAAGTTGCTCAGCTTCAAAATCCGTTGCATGCAATGATCGAATGGGGCCAATTCGACTATCGCAACGCTCTCTTAGAGATTGCCAAAATTCCACGCTACTAGCGGCCTCTTGAAGAACCACTATTGGAAGGTGGCGCCCCTTGTGTAAAGAAATGGCCAGAAGCAACTGAGTCCCATATCCGTTACGACGAAACCTCGGATCGACGTACAAACCGTCGACATACACGCAGTTTTCAAGTGGAGATATGCCAAACGCGACACGACACATATTTTCATTGGAAGGGATAAGTCTCCCCTCTGCACGCATCCACTTATTCGGCGATACGAACGACCTGTGCACGGTTGCCTCGCTGAATCGCACAACAAGGGCAGAGGTCGCCATATCGGAGCCTTGGATGGGGCGCAGAAGAGGCGCCGCGTCGAATTTATTTGCGCCAACCCCCATGGATTTAGCAGCCTGATTCAACCGCCGGCTTAGCACCCCATATCGATCCACGCCATATTTTCTGCTCCGTCTAGCAACTGTTCTCCAATTGCTTCAGACCATTGAATACCCAAACTGCTGAAGTTTGCTTCGACCTGTCTTTGGTAGCTGCTAAAACACACTGCCGCATTGGTCCTCTGGTATTGCTGTAAAGACCACAGCGCTGCGCTGCCAAGTGCATCGTCTAGTTGAGACGCTTGAACGGGGGGCTCTGGTGGAACTCCAAGCGTCAAAAATATTCCTCGAGATATATTTTGCAAGCCTTGTTGAAAATCTCCGCTGAACACATCTTTCCACCCTGAGGCGAATACATTTGCACCATTCGCCGTCGATAACGCCACCTTCTCAGCCAGTGATTTTGTGCCGTCCCAAGCGGTTTTAAAATCGTCGCCTAAAGAGCTCCAGAAACTCATGATTGTCCTTTGGTTCGCCTCAACGGGCCGCCATCGAGCCAAGTAATGAAAGCATGCTTTCTCGGTCTTCTTTGTACTTTCCTCAGCCTCAGTTTGTGCTTTACATCCTGACGGCTTCCTAACGATTACGCATCATTAATTTTATGGATGCGTAGCACTAATTAATCTGTGCGACGCCGCCCCTCTCAACACGCAGCCCGTCCGCGTTGCTGTCCCCTGGGGGTAGTTCATGCAACATTTCGGCGCCTCGCTATATCGCTGGTTGTGGCAATCAGCCGATCCCTCCGCCTCCCCAAAAAGCGAAAGGATTTCATCAAGGCGCTCCGTTGCGCTCAGGGTTGAACGTCGGTTTTGCGACGGCTCATCAAGCGTCGATCTACTTCCGCTATGGGTCGAGGCTGTGTGAAAACTCGCCGCGTTGAAGGCCGTCATCGAAATCGACCTTCAGATCGCTCTGTATTCGACGATCGACCTTCAGGTGGGGGTGAGAATACCCCTGAAATGGTTCGCGTCTTGAGTTTTCACACAGCCTCGGTCGATAGCTCCGCTTCGCAGCTCGCGAGAGCAGCCGTTCGACCACGTCGGCGCCGCCAAACGGCCCCATCCGCTCAGGCGTTACAGACCGGCCGCTCGGGCGCATTGCGTGGGGCTCGACGCGAGGTGCGACGAACGCCTCCCTTCGGTCCGAGCTGTCGCTCGGCGGCTGGACATGACCGAACGCAACCAGCCTGACGCTGACGCTCGGCGCTCACTTGCCGTCGCCCACCGGCCATTCAACGTGAGGTGGAGGATGTATCCGCCGCGCCAACTCTTCGAGGTGCGCGGACAGACAGTTGATCCAGACACGGCGCTGCTTGTCGTACGTGTGCAGGTTGTAGACCCCCTTCACCCCCTCCTGCATGTGCCCCAGCATCGCCTCGCCCACGTCGTCAGGACACTCCAGCGAAGTGAGGAACGTGCGAGAGGTGCGCCGCAGATCGTGCGGTGACCAGTGCGTGACCTGAAGGCGCGGCCGAGCATGCTCCGGCCGCGTCCTGCTATACGGCTGGTGATAGTGAACCGCCGTCTGGATGCTCTTCTGCTCGGCGTGGCCAGACTCTCCCGGTGACGGGAACAGGAAGCCCTCGTGTACCTCCATGCGTCGGAGGACGACATCAAGTGCCCTGCCGACCAATGGCACCCGGAAGTCCGTGGCATTCGCGTGCCGCGCGTTCTTGGTCTTCGCCTTCGGCACGGTCCACCACCACCCGTCCCTCTCCTTGGTTATCTCCCTGGACTCCATCGCCATGATTTCGGCGCCTCGCGCGAGCGTCCAAAGATAGACCGTCAGCGCCTCCTCGATCAGGCGGGGGAAATTCGGAAGCCAGTTGATGAGCGCGCCTGCCTCCGCGGCACTGAGTGCCCGCTTCGATGTGCCGATCGACTCGCCGGCGATCTTCTTGCCCTTCGAGCGCAGCCGCCCGCGCATGATCTGGCGCCACCAGTTCGGCGTGCTGTCCGGGATGCGCCCGGCGTCGAGCGCGTAGTCCCACGCCGCGCCCAGCTCTGCCCGCAGTTTCGCCGCCTGCACCGGGATGTGCTGCACTGATTCCAGCAAGTCGAAGCATTGCCGCCGTGTCAGCGTGGATGCCGTCTCCGCCTCGAGCGGGCCGAGCATCGTGTCGAACAT